TCTGTAGTCGGTACAAACGGAGCAACCTTCTACATCACAGGCGTACAGCTTGAAGCTGGCAGCGTTGCTTCCCCGTTTGAGCGCAGGGACTACGGGCGTGAGTTGGCGATGTGCCAGCGGTATTTTTACAATATTGCAAGCGGAGCAAACAAAACTATTGGAACAGGTACTTATGAAACTTCTACTCGTTTAAGTACAACTATTTATCTGCCTGTAACCATGAGAGCAACTCCAACCATAGCTCAAACAACAGGCGTTGGTTACTACTATATGTATATTAGTGGGGCGTATGATTTGTTTAATTCTTTCACACTAAATAACGCAACGACCAACATTGTAAATTTTTCTAATAATACTGAAGTATCCGGCGTTTCTGGATCGTCTGGGTATATTGCCACAGATAATGCTTCAACAGTTTTAAGTGTTTCTTCGGAGTTGTAAATGTATAAACTAGTTAAAAATAGCCGCACTCAAGAAGTTGATGTGGTAAATAAAATTGAAGGCAGCAACATGCTTTCAATCCCCTTTGACCCAGCCAACACAGACTACGCTGAGTACCTGAAATGGCTGGCCGAGGGCAACACGCCTGAGCCTGCGGACACTGCATCCAGCTAATGGAGAATGATCGACCCCGTCTCGGCCTTCATGATGGCCTCTGCCGCTTTCAATGGCGTCAAGCAACTCGTTAAGACCGGGCGGGAGATTGAGGACGTTGTTGGCCAGATCGGAAAGTGGTACGGCGCTGCGGCTGACTTCCAGAAAGCAGCCAACGGCAAAAAGAACGTCAAGCCCAAGCTGTTCGGCGGTGTCACGCAGCAAGGCTCGATAGAGGAAGAGGCGCTCACCTTCGTGGTGTACCAAGAAAAAATTTGGCAGCAAGAGAAAGAACTCAAGCCGCTGATCTACTACCGCTACGGCGAGGATGCGTTCAACCGGATGATGGCCAAGCGCACCGAGATCGCCAAGGAGCGCGAGAAGGTTGAGAAAGAACGCAGGGATGCGCTGGCCAAGTTTTGGGATGACGTGATCTGGTCGGTGGTGATTTTCATCATGGTGAGCATGCTGGTCTTTGGGGGCTACGTGTATTTCAACTGGGTGATTAAGCAGCCAGAGCCGATCAAGATCAAAAAGAAGGCGGAGATAATCGACCGCAGGAAATATTACGGGCATGAGGTGGAGTTATGGCAGACGATAAGCTGAACCCTGACGGGACGGTAGACAAGGTGCTGGCCTATGTGACCAGTCCTTTCCGATTGTTCGCCATCGTGCTGATGGCCGTGCTGACCTTTGGCGGGTACTTCATCTGGCAGAACCAAGACCTGCTGATCGGCGCGTACAAAGAGTCCAAGCGGATGCCCAGCATCGAAGAAGACCGGGTCGAGGACGCTGCGGCCCACCTGTTCAAGAACACCAACGCCACGATCGTTGCCGTGTTCAAGGTCAACCCGATGTTCGGCACTCGGGTGCTGTACCGCGCATACACCAAAGAAGGCCGGGACAAGACCAACGACGGACTGGATGTCGGCCTGTTCACCCAGAACGCAGCCAACAACGCCGACGTGGTCAAGCTGATGGCCAACGAGGTTCCCTGCGGTGAGTACCGCGCAGCGCAGTCCGAGATGGGGCTTTGGTACATTGCCAAGGGCGTGACTTACACCTGCCGCATCAGCGTGCCGCCAGAGCCAAGTCGCTTTGTGGGCCAGATCACAGTGGGCTGGGATACGGAGCCACTGGACATCGAGGTCGCCCGGACCATGATGGACATCGCAGCAACCATGCTTTCAAGGAGTAAACAATGAACTTGAGCGATTTGAACCCACTCGCCGCAATCGGCGGGAAGCTGATTGACCGTTTTTTACCTGACCCAGCAGCAGCAGCAGCAGCAAAGCAGGAGCTTGCAGTCATGGAGCAAAACGGCGAGCTGGCAAAGATGGCCAACGACACCAAGCTGGTAGAGCTGACAAACGCCAACACCGACAGCGCCCGGGATATGAACGCCAAGGTGCAAGAATCGACAAACGCCTCGTGGCTGGCAAAGAACACAGCCTACGCGCTCGACATCGGTATCGTCTCGGCCACCATCTTTTTGGCGTGGTTTGCCTTCATCAAGGGCGTTCCAGAAGCCAACAAAGAGCTGGTTTACATGGCGCTTGGCTCACTCATTACGATGTGCGGCACCGTGCTCAACTTCCACCGTGGAAGTTCTCAAGGCTCCAAAGACAAGGGTAGTGAAATCCAAAAACTTAAGGACGCGAAATGAAAGACAACTTCGACTCCGCACTCAAGGCTGTTTTGCATCACGAAGGTGGCTTTGTAAACCACCCTTCCGACCCCGGTGGCATGACAAACCTCGGCGTGACCAAGAAGGTTTGGGAGGAGTGGGTTGGCCACGAGGTGGACGAGGCCGCCATGCGCGCGTTGACTCCCGAGATTGTGGGTCCAATGTACCGCAAGAAATACTGGGACAAAATCTGCGGCGACGACCTGCCAGAAGGCGTGGACTACGCCGTGTTTGACGCCGCCGTCAACAGCGGACCAGGCCGAGCGGCCAAGTGGCTGCAGTCGTGCGTTGGCGTTGAGCCCGATGGAGGTATTGGCCCCAAAACACTGGCCGCTGTCGCCTCGTTTGACCCCAAGGACCTGGTCGAGGACTACGCCAAGCGCCGTCTGTCGTTTTTGATGGACCTGCCTCACTGGGGTACATTTGGAAAAGGCTGGAGCCGCCGGGTCACAGAGGTGGCGTCCGTGGCCGGCAACATGGCTGCCTGACGCCTGTTTCCCAAAATGTCCGCCGAGCCCTATAATTCCCGCAACAACGCGCCAGCTGGACCAGCGGCTTCATAACCATTTGGAGTCCCCATGTACACGATGACGTACAGCAGCTTGCTGGAAGATGTGCGCCGCTACCTTGAGCGGGGCTTTACCGCTGAGAGCGACCAGATCGTTTATGAGCAGCTGCCGCGCCTGGTCACACTGGGCGAGCGCCGCATTTCTCGCGAGCTCAAGATTCAGGGCTTCATTCGCGCCGTTCAAACCCCACTGCAAATTGGCCTTGCCACCTACCGCAAGCCCGACCGTTGGCGCGACACGATCAGCATGACGCTGGAAGGACAGCCGATTTTTGCCCGCGCCTATGAGTATTGCCGAGGCTACTGGCCGGACGAGGCTGAGACGGCTGTTCCGCAGTTTTATGCGGACTACGACTACAACCACTGGTTGATCACGCCAACGCCCATCGCTGCGCAGACGCTTGAGGTTCTCTACTACGAGCAGCCGCGCTTTTTGGGTGAGGACTTCCAAACCAACTGGCTGACCGAGTACGCGCCCGACCTGCTGCTGTACGCCACATTGCTGGAGGCCACGCCGTTCCTGAAGAAGGACGAGCGCATCGGAACATGGCAGCAAATGTACGACCGCGCCGCCCAGGCGATCAACGGCGAGGACCTGAAGAAAATCATGGACCGCAGCGCCCAAAGGACTGAAGCATGACCACATACACCGACGTTTTCGGTGGGGCGAATATTTACCCCAGCGAGATAGATTACAGCTCAACAGCCTTGGCGGCCGACATTACGCTGAGCTGGCCCGACGAGACCTCGACAAGCTCAAACCTGGCCACCAAGATCATGGACGTCACACCGGCGTCCGCAGGCCTGTCGATTACGCTGCCGCCTGCGAACGGTACCGGCACGGGTCAAACCATCCTGTTTAACAACCGTGGCGCATCGACGTTCACGGTCAAAAACGCGGCCGGCACCCAAATCGTCACCGTGGCGTCCGGCACGCTTTGGCAGGTCTACCTCACAAACAACAGCACTGCGGCGGGCACCTGGGTTGCTCTCCAGTACGGCGCAACAACATCCACGGTCAACGCCTCCTCGCTTGCCGGCAACGGTATTGTGGCCACCGGCACGCTGCTCTCGCAGTCCGTTCCGATCACCGAGTTCAACAGCAACTACAGCGCAGGCGTGCAAGACAGGGCGCGCATGTTTGTCTGGACTGGCGCTGGCGGCACACTGACGCTGCCCGCCCCCACCATTGTCGGAAACGACTGGTTTTGCTACTTGCGCAACTCGGGGTCTGGTGCGATCGTGGCAGACCCAACGGGCACCGTTTTCATCGACGGCAGCGCAACACTGTCTTTCCAGCCTGGCGAGTCGGCCATCATCGTCTCGGATGGCTTGGCTTTCTACACGATCGGCTTTGGCCAGTCCGCCACCTTTGCCTTCGACTACACATCGATCAACGTGGCTGGTTCGGGCAACTACACCCTGACCGGCACGGAGCTAAACCGAATCGCCTATGGCTTCACAGGCGTTTTGACAGGCAACCGCACGATCATTGTTCCGGCCACGGTGCAGCAGTATTGGGTCAACAACGAGACAACTGGTCCTTACACGTTTACCGTTAAAACCTCGACAGGCGTGGGTGTTGTTGTTCCCTCTGGATCGCGATCAATTTTGTATTGCGACGGCACCAATGTGGTCAACGCTGACACCGGCGGCATCGCTGTTCCGATTCAAATAGCAGACGGCGGTACCGGTGCAACGACTGCAGGCGCGGCCCGTATCAACCTGGGCGCATCGGCCGTAGGTGACGCGCTGTTTACGGCGGCTGATGGACCGGCGGCCTACGCAGCTCTTGGAATTGCTCCATCTGGCGTTGTGGTGGGTGGGACCTTCTGATGCCAACGCAAATCCTGCGCTCTCAGCCGGGCATCAAACGCGACGGCACCAAGTTCGAAGGCGACTTTTACGTCGACGGGCAGTGGGTGCGCTTCCAGCGTGGCCTGCCGCGCAAGATTGGTGGCTACCGCTCGATCTCCAAGTACTTGACCGAGATTTCACGCGGTTTTATGAGCTTCACGCAGCAACTGTTGCAATACTGCCACAGCGGCGGCCCCAGCACGCTGGAGCGCTTCACGATCGATGCCAGCAAGAACGCCAGCCTGATTACCAGCCGCACGCCAATTGCCGTGGCTGCGACAGGCACGGTCACGCTGACCGGCGGCGCTGCGGGCTCTGTGGACGGCATCACGGTCAACGGCGTGCAGATCATGTCGGTCGCTGTGGCATTTACTGTTGACCTGGCCACGACGGCTGCGGCCGTGGCCACCAACATCAACCTGCATGTATCGGTGCCAAATTACAGCGCTGTGGCTGTGGGCCCCGTGATCACCATCACCGCATCGACGGCTGGCTTAGCCACCAACGGCTATGTGGTCGCTGCGGCCACAACGGTGATCACAGCCACAGATACCGACATGGTTGGCGGCTCTGACGCTTTGACCGCCTCGGATGCCAACAAATGGATGTTCCAGGCGGTTTTTGATTCATCGACCGCTTACAACGCGTTGCTTGCTCACGTCTCGCCAAATGGCCGATGCCTGTGCAACGACGTGGGTGGGCAGATTTTCTACGGCGATTTGCTGGGCACGGCGCGGCTCAAAAGCGTGCAGCTCCCCTCTGGTGCAAACGCCACCGGCGGCATCGTGGCGCTGCACCCCTACCTGTTTTACTACGGTACCGCCGGCATCATTGGCTGGTCCGTGGCTGGAGAGCCAACCGATCTGACGGGCTCAGGCTCTGGTATTGCGCGCGTTTGGAGCCAAAAGATTGTCAAGGGCATGCCGCTTCGTGCTGGCTCTGGCTCTGCTCCGGCTGGAATCTTCTGGGCCTACGACGCGGTGATTCGTGCCACCTTCAGCGGTGGCGCTACCGTTTTTCAGTTCGATGTGATCGCCTCCGATACCTCCATCATGTCGGCCGACTCGGTGGTGGACTACGACGGCGTGTTTTTCTGGGCGGGCGTGGACCGGTTTTTCATGTTCAACGGTGTGGTGCGCGATGTGCCCAACCAGATGAACATCAACTACTTCCTTGAAGGCCTGAACCCCCAGCAGCACAGCAAGGTGTTTGCTTGGAAGGTTCCCCGCTTTGGTGAAATCTGGTGGGCCTACCCCAAGGGCGACGCCACCGAATGCACGCACGCCGTGATCTACAACGTGCGCGAGAACACTTGGTATGACACCGCGCTGCCGTTGGTTGGCCGATCGGCTGGCGGATACAACAACGCATTCATGGCCCCCATCTTGGTGGATGCCGTGCCAACGGCCAGCGGCTACCGCACCTGGGTGCATGAGCAGGGCGTGGACGAGATCGACGGCACGCTGGCCGCACCCATCCAGTCGTACTTTGAGACTGCCGACCTGTCCTCGATCGTGCAGGGCCAAGACGGCTATCTTCGCATCAGCACCATCGAGCCGGACTTTGTGCAAAAGGGCCCGATGACCGTGCAGATCACCGGCCGTGCCAACGCTCGCGCACCCGAGGTGACGAGCTCAATCTTCACATTCCCCGAGCAGGCCAACCTGCCGTATGAGCAGATCGTGATGCTCAAAGAGCAGCGCCGCGAGTTGCGTGCGCGCTTTGAGTCTAACGCGCTGTACGGCGACTACCAGATGGGCCAGATCATTGCGCACATTGAGTCTGGCGACAGGACGGTGCTGGGATGATTATCACGATGCCAACCGGTATGGAGCTGCTTGACTGGGCGTCTCAGATCATCATCGACCTGGATGCCTACGGCTCATTTGGTCGTTTGGACGACGCGAGCCACTGGCAGGACTGGGGCATGCAGTTTTTGAACAACACAACGATCGGCCGCAATTTGCCGATTCCCTACGGATTTACCGACTGGAGAGAATGGGCCGAGAGGCTTGTTGGAGCACTATCATGAATCAAGAAATTTTAGGTTCGATCCAAAACAATCCACAAGCCATGCAGGCTGTTGGAGAGGCCGTTCAGGAGCTTTTGCAGGACCAAGACATTGATCGGGACTCGGTTGATCAGTTGGTTCGGATGCTCGAGTTCGTCATGCAAAACCCGGACTCTTACAACGAGTTCCGCCAGACCGCCATTCAGGGCGGCATGCTTGACCCGGAGGACTTGCCAGAGCAATTCAACCCGGACATGCTCACCATTGTTTTGCTGGCCCTTAAAGTTGTGCAGCAACAAATGACCGACGGCGGACCAGGCTTTGCCCGTGGTGGCCTGAACAAGATCGCACAAATGGGGCGTCGCGGCGACTCCGAGCTGGCGCACATCAATCCTTTTGAGCGCCGCTTGCTTGAGTCTTACGGCGGCTCGGGCACGATCAACCCACGAACTGGCCTGCGTGAATTTGGGTGGCTTAAAAAGCTGTTCAAGAAGATCGCTCCAATTTTGCCGATTGCCTTGAGCATTTTTGCACCAGGTATCGGTACCGCAATTGGATCGGCATTGTCTGGCGGCGCTTTGGCTGGAACGGCTGCCGGCATGTTGGGCAGCGCAACGATTGGCGGTCTGTCATCGGCCGCAGCCGGTGGCGACGCCCTCAAAGGCGCTCTTGGTGGCGCTCTTGGCGCTGGCGCTGGTGGAGCCTTGGGCAGCGCCATCGGTGACGCCACGGGCATGACACTCAGCAACACGGCGCAAAACGTGCTGGGCAGCTCCCTGATTGGTGGGGCTCAGAGCGCGGCCGGTGGCGGCGACTTCCTGACCGGCGCTGTGCAAGGCGGCGTGGGTGGTTATGCAGGCAGCACGCTCAGCGGTATGGCCAGCGGCCTCGACGGCAAGATGGGCGCTGGCTTGCAGACCGCAGGCCAGCAGTTTGGCAATGCCCTGACCATGGGAGCCGACCCTCAGCAAGCGCTTGTCCAAGGCGCGTTGTCCGGATTGGCTGCGGCTTATCAGGCCCCATCGGCACCCGAGCCAAAATCAATCTACGACATCACGCCCGCCGAGACTGGCGGTATTGGTCTGAAGGCTCCTTCCGACCTGGTGATCGAGGGCCTGAAGGTTCCGCAGCTCAACATGTCCAGCATGCCGGAAATCGGCCTTAGCACAAATTACAGCCTGACCGGTGGAAACACGCCAACGTTCAGTGGGCCTGACAGCTTTTCGCCTGATTACTCGTTGTACGGCCCCGCCACCGTCGACTCGGCATCTGCTGAGCCTTACACCGGTACCGGCATCAAAGCATCTCCACTGAGCACGATTGCGGCACAAACAACCGACGCGACCTCTTTGGTGCCCAAAGCACCAGCAGGAACGGCCAACAAGGGCTTTAGCCTTAGCAGCGCCGCTGGAATGCTGCCTTTGCTCAGTTTGTTTGGCAGCGCACAGACGCCGGAAGAAGTGCAGCAAGTTGTGGCCGGCATGACGCCCGATCAGCAGGAATACTTCAACCGTCCGATGCGCAGCTGGAACTGGGACACGCTGTCGGCTGCAGCCAAGATGCAAGGCCTGCCTGTTGGCAGTTACATCGCCCGCAACTGGGACAAGGTCGGCGGCGGCATGTATGACCAGCCAACAGAAGAGCCCACGCAAAACCTTGCCCGTGGCGGCGCTTTGACCCGATTGGCCCGTGGCGGCGGCTCTGGCCGTGATGACACCATCAGCGCCAAGCTATCGGACGGAGAGTACGTGATGGATGCCGAGACCGTGGCGCTGCTGGGCGATGGCTCAACGGATGCAGGGGCTCGCCGTTTGGACGAGATGCGGGCTAAAATCCGTCAACACAAAGGCAAATCGATGGCCCGGGGCAAGTTCAGCGCGAACGCCAAATCGCCGTTGGCATATCTGAAAGGCGCTTAATATGGCCAGCTTGTTCCAGGGTGATCCCCAAAAAGCGACGTCCTACGTCACCAGCACCACCGAGACACCGAAGTGGCTGCAAGATGCGATTTACAACCAAATCTACCAGTCCACCAACGTGGCCAACACGCCGTTCACGCCTTACGGCGGAACACTGGTGGCCGGTGTAACTCCACAGCAAAAGCAAGCCTACGACGCGGTAAGCGCCAACTTTGGTGCATTCCAGCCGGCCCTGGAAAAAGCGCAAGAGGGCGTTCAAGCACTGTCCACTGCGCCTGGTGGCATGGCGGCGGCTCAGCCGTTGTTAAATCAGGCTGTTGGCGAAAGCGGCGTTACTGCTGCCCGGCCCTACTTGCAGGCGGCAGGTGAAACCAGCTCAGGCGACATTCAACAGTTCATGAATCCGTACACGCAAAACGTGACGGACCAGATCGCCAAGTTGGGCGCGAGAAATTTGTCCGAAAACTTACTTCCCGGGGTTTCGGATTCGTTTATTCGAGCCGGCCAATTTGGAGGCACTCGCATGGGTGAGTTTGGAAGTCGTGCTCTGCGTGATACGCAGGAGTCAATTCTTGGGCAACAGTCTCAGGCTTTGCAAGCTGGCTATGGACAAGCCCTAACGGCCGCTCAGCAAGAAGCGCAGCGCCAGGCTGGCCTAGCCTCAACGGCAGGCAGCTTAACGCAGGCTCAGCAACAGGCCCTTTTAAGCGCGGCGTCCCAATCCGGTCAGCTTACGGGCGCAGACTTGCAGCGCCAGCAGTCGGCTTTGCAGCAGATGGCGGCCATGGCCCAACAGGGTCAGCAGAT